CCTCAACATCAACAGTAATCTGCAAAGGCTCGCCGTTAACAATAGGGTTCATTTCGTAAAGCACGTCTCTAATCTTGTCCGCAAATGCAACGCGAGTAAAGCCGTGTTGTCTTACAAGGTAGTTAGCAACAGTGTCTTTGCCGGACTGAGCGTACCCAGTTAAACCAATAATCATCCTACGACCGCCTTTGTACCATGCACAGAATGCCGTGCGTTTTGAATCCCTAAGAGTATCTCCTCTTTGCTCATAGCGCCAACGTCTTTCATTGTGGTGTGGTCGTAGTTAAAGAACCATGCCTCTGTCTGTAGCTCCCAGCACAGGCTTAGTAGATGCAAAGATGATGCTCTACCAGCGTCATCATTATCCATGGCAAAGATTATCTTCTTGGCTGAGCGTAATAGATGAAACTGCTTATCAGAAACCATAGCGCCATAGGTGCTTACTCCACCAAAGATACCTACAGATGCAAGCCTTACGACATCTAAAGGAGACTCAACAACTATAACCTCTGATCCATCAAACTGTTGGTATCCGAACAATGCGCTGCTTTTCTGCACACCTGTTGGGTAGTTCTTAAAGAACCTGCTCTTGTGGCCCTTCTCCTGCCACCCCAACAGCTTGTTGGTATACGGGTCTCTAATTACTGTTATCCAATTTGAATGGTTGTTATCCCAAAGCACCTCATAGTAACGCGCCGCGTTACTACTCAAACCTCTTGATAACAAAGCTTCTGAAGGAGGCTCAACAAATGCAGCAAGCATTGACTCAGTTATGTATGTAACTTCTTGGAATACTTCCTTAGGTTTTGTCGCACGCAATAGTGCTGCAGATAGATTGCGCTCACCTGAGTCAACCCAACCTTGCGCTTCTTCATACTCGATGCCTTGTACAAAAGACACAAGAGAGAACAGCCCGCCTTTGAACTGGCATGAAAAACAAATGTGAGCACCAGTGTCAGCGTTGATCCACCAAGATGGATTGCGATCTTCGTGGCCAGTACGCGCTACGTGTGCAGGACAATGGCCTTGTATTTCAGAGCCATTAATAGATATAACTTCAATTCCAAGACGCGCAAGCGTCTCTTCCATATCCTCAATTGTCATAGGTCGTTCTCATCTAACTCTCTGAACTGACCTGTATCCCAATCCCACAGCATGTCAACCTGCGTTAATCCTGAGTTACGACTAGCCAATACCTTAAGCAAACGAGTGTCGTCTACGTTCTCGTCTTGCTTTTGGAGACCAAAGATAACGTCAGCGTCTTGGTGGAATGATGAAGAGTAACCAATAGAGTCAGCAGTTACTTGGCCTTTGCGCATCTTCCAATTAAGCACCTGAGTAGAGATGACAATAGGTATCTGAAACTTCTGTGCCAAGCGCTTTAGAGAACGCGTGATATTAGTAAGAGCCTGTGGAGTGTTAGCCTCACCAGTCTGCTCATCAATCATAAGGTAGGTACCATCAATAAACACTACGTTTGGATGCAACACTTGGATCTTGCTAGCAATACCTGTGACAGTAGAGCCGGCAGCAGAGTCAACAAGCCAGAACTTGTGGGTCATATCGCCCATGTTCTTAAGCTTGGTTTTGTATCGGCTCTCTTCTTCTGGTGTCAACGTACCTGTCATCATACGTTGGTGTGAAACGCGGGCACGCATAGCATCGTAACGAGACACCTGCTCTGTGTTGCTCATCTCAAATGATTGGAACATAGGAACCGCTCCATGCATGTGAACGTTCTGCGCAATCTGCAAGGCAAGAGTTGACTTACCTGTCTTAGGCGGTGCCACGATAACAATCAACTGACCCTTCTGTAATCCAGAAGTAGCCTTGTCCATAGTGTTAAACCCTGTAGGTATGCCTAGTAGACCAGGGTTTTGCTTACGGTACTCGTAGTCTTCCCAACGTCTCATTGGGTCATCTGTAATATCAATATCGCTAGTACTACTTAGCCCGTCTTCTTCAAGACGAATCAAACCACTCTGCAATTTTACAAGCGCACCTTCGTGGTCCTCAAACTTTTCAATTGACTCAATGGCTTGAGAGATCATTCCTACTGTTGACGCTTTGCGACGCTGTGTGAGCATGGAGTCAATTAAGTAATCAGTTGAATCCTGTACATCAGTCAGCTTGTAGTTAGGAAAGTTGTTGTTGATGACCTCTAGGCTTGGGCACTCAGCGTACTTAAAGAAATGGTCACGTATGAAATTCCACATCTTCTTATTGTCTGGGTCTACAAACCAAGCTTCGTTAACGTTACGAGAAAACAAAGGTGCAAGCTCACGGCTACTAAGAGCCTTACTTATAAGCTTCGATTCAAAGTTCATTTAGTGTTCTACCCCAATGTCCGTAACGTAGCAAGCGTGCTTGCGTGTCTACAACTCCAACAACCTCTGGCCTGTACGGAAGCTCCGCAACCAGTTGTGTCACAGTTGTGTAAGAAGAAAAATATCTAAACGGGTTGGTACCCATCTTGTCAAGCTGCTCTACAAACTTCTCGAGTGACTCCTCGTCCTGCGTGAACGACACTAGTTCAAGATTCACCCCTTGCTTTACTGTAAACAAATACAAAAAGCTTAAGGAGGACCGATTAAGTTTGCGGTTAACTTTTGGTACTGGAATGAACTTAAACTTCTTAGTCACTTCAATTTCAGTGTCCAAAAAAATCTCGTCAACGACCAGAATTCGTTTTGATAGTTCGTTACTGATATCCCCTTTTAACATTTTAGTAGACCTCTATCCGTCCGTACTTAATTACGAACTCGCGGAACTCTTTGTTGGAGTCCTGGGCTTTCTTTGCATCTTCGGTTGATGCCCTACTGGAGATTTCCAACGGGTAGGTGCCACCGTTAGTATCAATACGGGATTGTACAAACCGAACATGCTTGCATGTCGACCTGCTCTTATAACCCGGGCACGTGCAGTGCAAAGTGCTGTTATCTTCGTTAACGGCAACTTCATAGATGCCTGGGCCAGGAGTCTTGTTCTGGCTTAAGAACACTTGCACTAGACGTAAATGGTCGTCCACTCGGTTGCCTTTCATTTTCTTCTCAGGTCTCCTTTGTCGGATACTACAGGTAAGTAGCCAAACGCTTCTCGCGCAAAGCTAGCGGTAGCATCTCCATAGAGACTAGCCCAGTTGTCCAACACTATGTTGGTGGTAACTATAGTAGGCAATCCGCGGTTAAACCGTGTGCGCAAAAGGTGGTGAAGCATATTCTTTTGCCAACCAGTAAGGCTAGAATGCTCTTTTCCGATGTCATCTATAACCAGAACACGAATGTTATACGAATCATCTAAACATTCGCCCAAGATGCCGTAGAATAAAGTTTCCTGCTCTGGAGTAGGCGAGTTCATAGTGTCACCCTTTAGCTCCAAGAAATCATTGAAAGTCATAAAGTAGCAGGGGCGAATGACTACCCCGCTCTCAGGTGGATCAAAAGCGTTTAGCGGAAGAGTGGTCATCATCTCTTGAATAGTTGCTAAAGCAAGTGTTGTCTTTCCACGACCCGGCTCTCCAACCAAAAGAATGCCGCGCCCTGTCATCTTTCCAGATGGTGTGCGGATTACATCTCCTGCTTCAACTCTCTTTATCCATCCACGAATCTTTGTTAGAACATCTGCGCTGGTATCTGTGCAGTCGTCTAGTACCCAGCCAAGACGAGCAGCTGGTATGCCAGATGTCTTTACCCACGCACGTCGGCGTATCTTTATGTCACTGAGTTTAAACATCTAAGATGTCCTCCCATGACTTGTCGGCTTCAACCTGTGCGTTAACCATAGTGTCAGGAAGGTATACCTTTCGCTTGGCATCTGCCACCATACCGGGCGCTCGCTTGATAAACATGCGCCACATCTTCTCGGCATCATCCAACTCTGTGTCGTGCTCTATAGATGCAAAGAACACATCCATCATCAGGCACTCAATCTCTCCGTTGGTCTCATGCGCTTTGCGGAAGTTCGCTAACGCAAAAATAAATCGGCTCTGTGTAACGCGCCAAGGTTTGATGTGCCACATGTTGTGAACACGGGATGCAAACTCCATAGCACTATCTGTAGGTGACCAGTCAGCTTTGTTGTTCTGGCTACGAACCTTCATGCGCTGAGCCATGACCTGGGTTCGCTCTTCGTTGTATTCGGCTTGCTTCTTCTCGCGCATCTTGCGTCTGTAGTTATCCATATCATCGTAATCTGGAAACGTGTCGCTCATGGGCTTGACTCCAATCTCTATCTGGTTTGGATAGTCCTCACGGACTGGGTCCGTGGATTCGGTTAACTTATTAATAGAATTAGCTATTAGGGTTAATCTGCTATTCTGCACATTCTGCTGTATAGATGTACGGCTTTCCAGGCACAACCCGATACGGGTTTCCAGTACCGCCCACCCTGCCTCAGTTAGTACAATCTCTCGTACCCATCCACCTGAAAAGCGGTAGGTAACGGTATGGGCCAACCCAGCCTTTTTGAGCTCGGTTAGAGCTTTTTGGCAGGCATCGCGCCCCTCTGTAAATACCTCTGTAAGGGCTCTAGCGCCTCCCTGAAGGGGGTTTGATGCTAGGTACAGGAGAATGCCTATGGCACGGGCAGATACCACCCTCTAAGCGTCTTTATCTTTAACGACCTGGGATGCCATTACCCGGGCAAAGATGTTAGCAATGGCTAGTACTCCGTTGTAGATGTCCTCCATTAACTGGTCTTCATCCGCCTCATCCTCATCTTCGTCCTCCTCTTCCTCTTCCTCTTCATCCTCTTCGGCCTCTTCTTCTTCAAACTCTTCTGCCGGAAGATTCAACTCTTGGATAGGAAAGGTGACCTCTTCTTGTGGCTTAAGGCCAGCGGTT